CAAGGGAAAGTTACTATCGCTTCCGTCGAAAGCGGCACCTATTGTATCAGCAGAGCTAGAAGCTGGAATGTGCCAGAAGATACTAGAAGATCTAGTGGCCGAGGCCCTGACAGAGTTATCGAACTATGACCCTAAAGTTGACGCAACAACAGCGGCAGTCATTGAGCCAGCATCTGAAGAAGGCGATGGGGACACTAAGTCCTCCGCCAAAACTAAGCGTAAGCCAGTGGGCAGACCAAAAAAGACGGCTGGACTCGCAAACAAGTAGTGAGCCTGGCACTTGGCACACGTCTCGTGCTGAGTATCAAAGGGGCATTATGGATGCTTGCTCTGACCCTTCTGTGCGTGAAGTGGTGGTTATGGCGGGAGCCCAGCTTGGTAAGTCAGAGGCTATCCTCAATGTGATTGGGTTCCACATCGAAAATGATCCTAGTCCGATTCTCGTATTGCAGCCCACTGTTGAAATGGCGCAGTCGTTCTCAAAGGATCGTATTGCGAACGGTCTTATCCGCGCTACTCCCTGTTTACGTGACAAGGTAAAAGATCCTCGCGCTAGGGATTCGGGTAACACGACTCTGCATAAAATATTCCCAGGCGGTGCTTTGACGATGGTCGGTGCCAACAGCCCAGCAGGTCTCGCCAGCAGGCCCATCAGAATAATGCTCGCAGATGAAGTTGACCGATTCCCCTTTAGTGCTGGCTCCGAAGGAGATCCAATATCGTTGGCTCGTAAGAGAACGGCTACGTTTTGGAACCGTAAGATCATAATGGTATCGACTCCTACTAACCGTGGCGCAAGTCGAATCGAGGACGCGTTCGAGCAGACTGACCAGCGTCACTATTATGTTCCTTGCAAGCACTGCGAAGAGCATCAAGTACTTAAGTGGCAGAATGTTCGCTGGACTGACTCTGATCCTGAGACAGCAGGGTACATGTGCAAGTCATGTGGCACGCTTTGGACTGATGCGGAGCGCCGATGGTCTATCCGAAACGGTCAATGGATTGCTCATGAGCCGTTCAACGGTGTTGCGGGGTTCGCTATTAACGGACTTTATAGCCCGTGGACTCCATTAGCTGATGGTGTGCGTGACTTTTTGTCTGTGCGTAAGAACCCAGAACAGCTTCGCGTGTGGACAAATACGTATCTAGGTGAGAGCTGGGAAGATCAAGGGGAGACTGTTGATGACTACTCACTGTCCACTAGAAAGGAAAGCTATAGCGGAATGGTGCCCGAAGAGGTAATCGCGCTGACTGCTGGGGTGGACGTGCAGGATAATCGACTGGAAGTCACTGTGATTGGATGGGGGCGTGATCAAGAGTCGTATGTTATCTCACATGAGGTGCTTTACGGGGATCCAAGTACTCCACAGTTGTGGGAACAGCTCGATGCGGCCATTTTTAAGCGATTTACAACTTATGATGACCGTGAATTGATGATTAGAGCCACTGCTGTCGACTCAGGTGGACACTTTACGAACTCTGTTTACCAATATGCAAAGAAAAACGTCGGCAAGAACGTATATGCCATCAAAGGTGTTGGCGGAGAGGGAAAACCTATAGCTGGTAGGCCGTCTAAGAGCAATATTGCGCGCTGCAACCTGTTTCCAGTGGGTGTAGACACTGCAAAAGACCTACTTTTTGCCCGAATGCGGATAGAAGACCCTGGTCCAGGCTATATTCACTTCCCTGATAGCCTAGAAGCAGAGTATTTCCGTCAGTTAACGGCGGAAAAGGTCATGACAAAGTTCGTTAGGGGCTATAAAAAGCGTATTTTCAAGAAGATTAGGGATAGAAACGAGGCTTTAGATTGCTTTGTATATGCTTTGGCCGCGTTATCAATCTTGAACCTTGATGTCAACTCGCTGGCAGATAAGCTCAAATTCAAGCATAATAATAGTATTAAGCCGCCTGCGGATAGCGATAAAAAGCGTAAGAAGCCGCCTTTCGTACCCCGCACAGGCACAGGGTTTGTAAATTCATGGCGATAGAGGGTTTTAAATGGCTAATCTGTTTGCCGTTGCTAATGCGCCAGAGGGCGAGCCAGAAGAAATCGTCGTAGGCGACTTTATTCAATGGAAGCGATCCGATATATCGGATGACTATCCTACGTCCACTGGTTATACAGCAGAATATGTAGCAAGAATTACTGGTGGCGGTAGTTCAGAGATAAAAATATCACAAGCCGCAGGATCGACTGACGACTACTATCTTTTTATTGCTGACAGCGCTACTACGGCCTCATTTTTGGTCGGGAAGTATCACTGGCAACTAGAAATCACGCAGACATCATCAGGCAATCGAGTTGTAGTCGATATCGGTGATTTCGAAGCCATTCCAGACATGGACAACAACCAAGCTGACCCGCGAATTCACGCTGAGGTCATGGTTGATAAAATAGAGAGCCTGCTTCAAGGCAAGGCTGATGCTGACGTTTCAAACTACTCTATTGCTGGACGCTCACTAACAAAGCTTAGTTTTACGGAGCTCACAGACGCGCGTGATTATTACAAGCGCGAAATTGTAAAGCACGAAAACGACGCTCTGTTGAAGAGGGGTAAATCCAATGGGGCAACAATTAAGGCGCGGTTCTAATGGGCATATTTGACTTTATGAGGCCAAATAAGGCCAAGAAGCCGCAACGCTTGTTAAAGCGCCAGTATGCAGGCGCTGGAACGAGTCGCTTACTTTCGGATTTTTACGATTCTAATCGTTCGGCGGATAGTGAATTACGTCCTGTTATACGGACACTTAGGAATAGATCGCGTGAGCTGTGTCGCAACAATGAATATGCAAAACGCTACCTAAACTTGATGAAGACCAATGTTGTTGGCTCTCATGGCTTTACGCTTCAAGTCAAAGCATTAGGTGGTGACGGAAATCTCGACATGTCTGGTAATCAGGCTGTTGAAGGCGCATTTAGCACTTGGGGAAGACACGGCAATTGCACGGTAGATGGCAAGATGAGCTGGGTCGACGCGCAAAAGATGGCGATTGAGTCGCTCGTTCGAGACGGTGAAGTCTTCATTCTCAAGCATCGAGGTCGTGACTATCATGACTCATTTGGAATTCAGTTTATTGAGCCAGATGAAATTGATGAAGAGAAAAATGGTCGTTTGTCTAACGGCAATGAAATACGAATGGGTGTAGAGCTTAACGCTAATAAGCGACCTGTTGCTTACTACAAGCTTGCTTACCACCCAGGCGACTATGATTACGCGTCTAAGGCTGTAACCAAGAAGCACGTTAGGATTCCTGCGGAAAACATGATCCACGTATTCATGCCTTTGCGAGCAGGTCAGACGCGAGGCGAGCCTTGGTTGACTCCTGTAATGCCCTCAATGAAGCAGTTGGGCGGGTTCCGTGAGGCTGCTGTCATCAATGCGCGTATTGGTGCGTCTAAGATGGGTTTCTTTACGTCTCCCGCAGGCGATGGCTTCAACGCTGACGACATGGATGGACACACGCCTATCATGGATGTCGAGCCAGGAACCATGCATCAGTTGCCTCAAGGTGTTTCGTTTGAGTCGTGGGACCCACAGTTTCCTAACAATGAGTTCGATTCATTCCACAAGTCAGTGCTAAAAGGCATTGCTAGTGGTTTAGGCATCTCTTATACGGCTCTGAGTAACGATCTGGAGGCGACAAGCTATAGCTCTATACGTCAGGGCGCCCTAGAGGAAAGAGACTACTACAGAGACATACAACAGCTTCTCAATGATCATTTCATCTACAAGGTTTATGAGAGTTGGTTAGAAGCCTCGCTTGAAATGCGTTCATTCAACATTGGTGAGAATCAGTACTCACGTTTCTTATCTGCTTCTAACTTCAAGGGTCGTGCGTGGAGCTGGGTAGACCCAGTTAAAGAGATGAACGCCGCCATCATGGGCATGAAGAATGGAGTTCTATCTATTCAAGATGTTGCTGCTCAGTACGGTAAGGATGTTGAGGACCTATTTGCTCAGATTCAACGTGATAAACTATTAGCTGAACAGTTTGATGTGAAGTTCGCTTTAGAGCCTTACGGAACTGATAAAGCGCAGGTAGATGCCGACATTGTCGGAGAGAGTGATGGCGAAGTATAAGGGTAAAGACATAAACACTACCCCTACTGATGGAATGGTCAGGGAGGCTCGCCGTGGATTGGAATGGCGTAAAGAACATGGTCGCGGTGGTACGGCAGTTGGCGTTGCTCGCGCAAGGGACATTAGTAATCGTACTGAGCTGTCTATTGATACTGTTCGCCGCATGCATTCTTTTTTCGCTCGTCATGCTGTTGACGCTAAAGCAAAAGGTTTTCGCCCTGGTGAAAAAGGCTATCCATCTGCTGGGCGCATTGCCCATGCTCTTTGGGGCGGCACTCCAGGTCGATCCTTCGCGGCGCGAGTGGTAAAGCAAGCTGACGCCGCTGATGAGCGGGCTATGACGGGTAGCGTGAAGAAGGCTCTCGCCAAAAAGGCAACTGATCACAATGAGAAGGTCGGCGATTCCGCGTCTAAGCGCACTAACGCTCGAACCCTTGGCGCAGTATTCAATCGTGGCGTAGGCGCTTACAAGACTAATCCAGGCTCTGTGCGTCCCTCTGTGACCTCGCCAGAGCAGTGGGCATACGCACGAGTAAACAGTTTCCTGTACGCTTTACGTAACGGAAAATTTAGAGGCGGCAAGCATGATACTGATCTGTTGCCGTCAGGGCATCCAATGTCGTCCAAAGGGCGCGATGAAAGCTTATATGAGGAGCGTGTTATGGATGAAGTAGACGTTTCGGAATTCCTAGAGGACGAGCTCCTTGAGGATGAGACCACTGAAGTGGAAGAGATAGCCGAAGAAGAGCGATCAGAGCTTGTTGAAGAGCAGGTTACTGAAGAGCGTCATGTTAAGAATGTTGTAGAGACTGATGATGAACTCATCGTGACTTTCGGCAAGGATATGACAGCAGACCAAGAAGATGAGCGAGCAGATGGCGATGAAGTAAAGCATCGCTCAATGGCTTTAGAGCGTGGCTATATCGATGAAGATAGTCGTCGCGTGAAGATGGCCATCTCATCTGAAGAACCTGTTCAGCGCTCTTTCGGCATGGAAGTACTAGAACACTCTGAGCGAGCGATTGATTTGTCGTTCCT